TTCTATATCGCGGGTCAAACGGTCACTAGATCCCCAGTAGGTCTTCCAGTCCGTTTCAACAGTTGATCTTCTTTTATTTTTCTTGCCTTTCAGTGGAGGGCGTTTCTTAACTGTCCAGAAAAACTTCTTTCCAATGTAGTCATGCCCGTTAGTGGTATTTGTAATTCTATAAACGAAACCATAGTCATCCCCAATGTCTTCGGTATCAAAGATTTTGTCCTGATACATCCAGGGATTTTCGTATGACAATGTAGTTCCTTTATTAGAATTTGTATAGCATAATACATTTATGCCTGGTAATCAAGGCCACAGTAAAAAGTGACTTCTTCTATAATAGTGTTAGGATTTATAGCTAAAGAATACTTAATAAAATCAATGATATCCTTTGTTTGTATGCCATTGCCAGTCCAATTGTCACGAGAACGCGACAGCTCAGTTTCAATTCTGTCAGGACTAATCAAAGTAGTTTTAAATTTAACTTTGTTGGTTTTAAATGCTTGAGTACATTGTTGACTAGCATGTCTTAATGCTGACTTTGATATTCTATAAGTCTCCCAGTCTGGATCTGGAGCAACTATGCTCTTCTCTCCAATACTGCCTATATTAAATATCCAACCTGTTTTATTGTGTTCACGCCACTGCTTATATACTTCTAACAGTAAGTTGACTTGGCCAAAGTTCGCCCAATCTTCTTGTGGCGGGCCATCAAATGCGTTGTTGATAAAGACATCATATTCTAAACTTTTTTCTGCTATCGCTTTAATGTCTTTGGTAATGTCAAAGCCTGACTGTCTACTTATACCATCTGCTGATAAGTCATTGACAATGTCTAACCCTAGACCTCTGTTGCCACCCGTTACTAGTATTTTCATTTAGTTTGATCCCATACTTTTGTAAATTGTTTGCCACATGTCATGGCACATTCAAATATTCTGTTCTCGCCTGTCCAACTGTCTACAAGGTCGCTCCAGAATTTGTTTTCGTATATCTCTTCTATAGTATAGTTGTGAATGCTAAGATTGTCAAGCCCATATTGATTTAAAAACTCAGTTACTTGATTACGGCCGTCTACAGTGTGTCCTTGATTACTGCCAGGCAATACTCCTGTTCTAAACCTAGCATCATATAAGTTATGATTAAAGAAGTTACAAGGCAACAATACCCCTTGTGCGTTCATAGCAACTTTCTTACCATGTAGGCTATCACAATGTATGTCTGTGGTCTTAAAGTACTGCTGTAGGTCTTTGTATTGCTTCTTAAGCTCTGGCAATTTAATGACACTTTGATTACGCCATTCGTTATTTACTGGAGGTTCCAAATAGTATTCTGTTTCCCCTTTCATGTTCTTAACAGGCCAACTGTCTAGTTCACGCTCTTCACCATGATGAAAGAAACGACCAGTCTTACGAGCAAGAAACTTAAAGAAGTTCATGTCAGTTGCCAGTTTCTCTGCTTCTTTAACTTGATGCTCATTGTGTTTAAATACAATCATTTGCCACATAGCACGTCCACCAGCAGAAATAAATGCTTCAGCATTTTCTATAACTTTGTTATAGTTAACATTTTTACGATATAGATGTAAGGTATCTTCAAGCCCGTCGATTCCAAAATCAACTTGACCATACCCGTTCATTATTTCAGCCATTTCTCGCCAATACTCTGTGTTATGAGCACCACCATTAGTGTGTACATACAACCACAGTGTAGGATTCTTACTACGGAAGTCTCTCAGGATGTCTAAGAAGTCTGGGTGTACGATAGGATCACCATAACTACCACAAAAGAATACTTGCCTAAGTCTACCACATAGCTCTGTAGTAAACGCACGATCAATAACATCACGAGGTAAGTTAACTAAGTCCATGTATGGATTAAGTTTGCCACCTAAATCATTACGAGGACATTGTGGACAGCTGGCGTTACAATTAGTAGTAATTTCTAATTGATATTCGTCTATTGTGTTGTAGTCAAAGTTAGTCAAGATCAAAAAATCTTCTTAAATTACTCATGGTTTCTTGTCCAGTTTTAAACATAGTATCTTCTAAATGTATTCCGCTTGGGTTTTGTTCTTTAATTAACCATAACAGTGTAGGAGTTTCAAAGTCAAGTACCCAAGTGCCGTTATGACCAAAGTAGTGATTAGGTTGTATGTACTCTGGTAACATGTTACCTAATAGATTTTGATCTTTAACATAAGCTTTGTCATAGTCTGGATAAAAACGACCAGTATGGCTAAGTCTACAGTGTTCAAATTGATCTATATCTACTTCGTCTATTACAATCTGTTCTAACACAAAGTGTTTATCCTGATCAACAGTTGTTTCTGAATTTTGTTTGTTGTAATGAGTAATGCTCATAGTATGTTTACCTTGATCTAACTTATGATCAAACACTAACTCTTCTTTAACGTCACCTTGATACAATACTTCATCATCTACTTTGATTGAACATTGTGGAACGCCAAAGTGGTTGTTGTACTTAAATTTAAGATTTAACTTCATTACATTATTAGTCCTGATTGATATAGTTCCCAATCATCTTTATTCAACATATATTGATCCATAACAATCTTAAGATGATCATCACCTTTCCATAATGGGTAACCTAACTCTATAACGTGTTCTTGTATTTTCAATCTTCTACGCACTCTTTCTCTGTAATCTAATTCGGGTGTTTCTGTACTCATCCAATTAATGCCTTGAGGACTTTCGTTGTTTATGCCAATCACTTTATACTTGTCGGGATTATTATATAAGTCAGTACCTTGTTCAATAGTAGCTGTTGTGCCTAAGTTAATACCTATAATAGTTCCAGTAGCAACATATTTTTGCCATCTTGTTAGCATGTCAAGTGTGTCTTGAAAGTCTTGTTCGGTCTCTCCTGGTATTCCAGATATCAACATAAAGTAAAATTTTAACTTGTTCTCTTTTAATTGTTTAATACTAAACTCTAAATCTTTATTAGTAAATCCTTTTCTCACGGTCTTTCTTAATCTGTCAGACCCAGTTTCAATACCAACAACAAATAAATTTGCTCCTGCTTGTTTTAAACGTTTCCAACGACCACTGTTAAAGTTCTTTTCACTTCGTATAATCCAATACCCACTAAAGCTAAAGTAAGCATCACCTAATGCGTTTTTGTCATAGTAGTCTAATAAGTGGTCTACCATATCATTTAAGTCTTTGAGATTACCATTCATTAAGTCGTCGTGAAAGTAAAAATCTTTAACGCCGTACAGGTCATAGTAAGCAATCATTTCTTCAGCTATACTGACTCCACTCTTTCCACGATACCCACCATGTTCACTACTCATTTCACAAAAACTACAACTTCTCACACAGCCACGACTACTTTCTATAGGTAGTACACCTTTCTCATAACCGTTTTGGTAATCAGTAACATCAAGGTCAGTGTAGTCGGGCAATGCTACAGTGTCTAAGTCACTAAACTTAACAACGCTGTCGTTGTTTAATCCAGGTAATGTTCTATCACCCAGCATATAGCGTTTAAATGTGTCTTCGCTTTCGCCTTTCATAAAGTAGTCAATTAGATTGTTGTCTAACAGTTCCCAAGCAAACGTTACTTTGTTAGCCCAATGGGCACTTAGATTTTGATTATGTACTAATCCTTGCCCACCAATGTGAATAACAGCTGATGTTTTAGGACGTAGTCTTGTTAATAAGTCTCTTGTAAATCTTTGACTTTGCCAACTAAACACACTGATACCAATATGCTTAGGATCCTTTTCAACTATTTTGTCAACCCACTGGTCTAACCACTCATAGTATTGTTCTTTAACATCAAAGGGTAATGGCTTACTAAATTCTATAAAGTAATCATCTAACTTTTCAACAGTGTCTGAATTTGTTTTGCCCCATTTTAGATAAAAGTCTTGATTGATATCTAACACTAAACTTGTTAAGCCTAGCTCATTACATATACCTTTAAGTACACCCATAGCCATTTGCGGTCGTACAGGCGCAATGCGAGGAACGCTGAGTAAAACAATATCTAGTTTAGTTGAATCTCTTTTTGCCATTGTTTATCAAAACTTGTTCCTTGTTCATCTACTCCACAAGTTGACGAACAGATTGGATGGGGGTCAGTTTTCCAACTTTCAACTAATTGTGGTAAGTCTTTAACTAATTCTTGTGCTCTACTGTCTAAACTAAATGCTTCTGCCCCAAACCAACAACATGGTAAGACATCTCCGTTTGCTACCATATATACACTACGCTCTTTGAGAGCAATACATTCAATACCAGTGCGTTTAACTACATTGGGTTTCGTCCATCCTTTAGGAGTGTTTAAAAAGTCTACTGGTGCGTAGTCAAATCTTTTAGATACTTTAGCACGGAACCAGGTAAATCCTAACTCACGTGCCATTTCAGTAGCGGCATCAACTTGATGTTCGTTGTAATCAAATATCAACATATCCCAATGTGCTGATCCGCCAGCATCAATAAATGCTTGAGCATTATCTATTATTTTATTCCAGCGAGCACCTACTCTATAAATGTGATTCGTGTCTTCTAAACCATCTATACTCCATACCACATAGTCAAACTGTCCACTAAGTATCTCTGCTAATTCTCGCCACCACTTGGTACTACGTAGACTACCGTTGGTATTCATTCCCAACGTAATGTTAGGATTAATCTGTTTGAAATACTTAAAAATGTCTAATGTTTCTCTAGCGGCCGCTGGCTCTCCAAAGTTACCACACATAAACATTTTATCAAGCTGACGTATAAAGTCATCTGAGAAAGTGTTACGTATCTTAGTTAAAGTTAATTCACTACGGTCACGTTCTTCGTTGTAGTAGGGATCGCCGATAGTACGATTACATTGAGGACAGGCTATATTACATAGTGTAGTTGGTTCAATATGTAAAACTTTAACTTGGTCAAGATCAAATTGTGTCAACGTCTGTGCCATATGTAGTAAAGCCATTTTCTTTTGTTACGGTTAGTATATTATTAACACGACTACTTAGTTCGTCTTTGTGCGATACTAACCAGATTGATTTCTTATGTTCACGTGACATCTTTTTAAGTATAGCTAAAGCACTTTCGACACCACTAGCATCCATACCTGAGTCAATCAATTCATCAATGAACAATAAGTTTATAGGGTCGTAGAGGCTCTCGTAGACATCTCTAAATGCCCATGACAGTGACAAGATTAATCTATTACGTTCGCCTCTACTTAAATTGTCAAAATCTAATTCACGCCCTAGTTCAGTAATTTCTACAGAAAGATCGCTAAGGAAGGTGACTGTGTGTGGCAGTCCGATTCTTTCTAAGTACTGACTTAGTCTAGCGTTCAGATAGCTAAGATTTTGATCAATTATTCTTTTTCTAATAAAACTGTCTTTGTTAGTTAACAGTTTTTGTAGGAATTCTTGATGATCTCTAAGTTTATCAAGATCATTCATTGCACTGAAGTCTACTTCGTCAATGCTAGTAGCCTCCATTTCTTCAATTTGTTCTTCATAAGGGTCTTCTTCGTCTTGTTTACTTTCTAGCTGTGCATCTAGTGTAGTTAAAGAGTTCTTATGTTCAAAAGCATCTTGCTCTGTTGGATAGTATGTTTTAGGTTTATCACCTGCTTGTCCAATTTCGTTTAATGTTTTTTCTAACTCTCCAAGTAATTCAACGTGACCATCGTGTTCTTTATTAGCTTCTGTCAAATGTTTTTCTTTTGCTGTAAGTACTTCTTCGTGTTTTTCGTCGTGTAACTCTTGACCACAAGCATAGCATTTGTGTTCTTTAAGATCAGCTATTTCTTTTTCAAGTTTTTTAATACTGGCAATTTCTCTTTCAACATCTGTTTTAGACCTAGTAATGCTAGTGGATAAGTCATTGATATCTTTAACTTTTTGATTAAATGTTACTAGTTGTTTATGAGCATCTAACTCCGCATCAATATCTAATTTTAATAAGTTATCTAACGCACTTTGTATTTTATTAACATCTTCATCGTGTTTTGTTTGCCATAGTGATTGTCTACGTTTAAGACTTTCAATTTGACTTTTGATCTTTTCGTTAGCATCTTGTTCAGCTTTGATACGAAATTCTTCTTGTTTAATATTGTCTTTTGTTTGTTTAAGCTTTTCTTTTAAACTGTCTGCTTTTTCACTAAGCATAGTAATACCTAACAGTTGCTCAATGATAGCCTTTTGATCGTTAGCACGAAGGTTTAAGAACGGTTCTGTGTAGGTGTTTAAAGCAACAACATGTTTGAACATTTCGTGTGTCATTCCTAACATATGTTCTATCTGTTTCTGTGTTTCTCTTGAATCACCTTGTGCTTCGTCTGTAATTTCTTGTTCATCTTCGCCAACATAAAACTTCATAGTATTAGGCTTGCGACCTCGCTCAATTCTATATATTTGACCGTTGTGATCAAACTCAACAGTAACTAACATGCCCTTAGCATTTGTTTTATTGATCAAATTATCTTTTCGAATGTTAGTTAATGCTTGTCCGTATAGGCTATAACTCAGAGCATTAATTATAGTAGTTTTACCTGTGCCATTCCTAGCACCACTATCATCTCCGCCTAGGTCAACGTTAACACCTAGCACCAAAGTTAAATCATCACGATCAAAGTTAACGGCCTGTGTAGCATTACCCACACTCATAAAGTTTTTAACTGTTAATGTTCTTATTTTAAACAAATTATAATTCCTCTAATAGTTTGTCAACACGCTCTGGCATCGAGCTATGCTCGGCAAGCAGATGTTTATGATTATGCTCTAATACATTATTACATTTTAACATATAATCTTGTATGGTGTCAATAGGTAATGAAGTTAGTCGATCATGTAGTAATTCGAGTTGATCATCGTAGTCTAACAGATCTATTGTGCCAAGTATGTTAAAAGTCATGAAGACCACTCCAATGGAGATGTGCGGCAATAATAAAATCTTCGTCAATTGGATCTAGGTTATGTGTTTCTACTACATGTCTGATAAACAAAACAAAACTGTTAACATTCAGTATATCTGATAAATTAACTGAGATATTGTTTACTCTATTGGCAAACTGGTCTGATGATTCAAATAGTTTCTTGTCGGGATTATTAGTTATATTCTCTTGATAAAACTCATCAACGGGCTGTGTAGAATAAAGAGGATTATTAAATTTCTTATAATATTCTAACATAACAGGGTCATTTCGATGATCGTGTACTCGATTTAATATTTTGTTATCTTCTATAGCATAATGCTTGTTCCAGAGAGCACGATCAACCCAATTGTGAGATAGTTTATCCAATAACACAGTAATCTTTTTAGTATTGTTGAAAAATGCAGGAATATTAGTTTTACACCACGGGAATAATATTAACTTGTTTTGAGCAACAGACTCTTTAAAATGTGTGGTTCCGTGCGCCTCGCATAATGATACAAATTCGTTAAGGGATAAATCATCACCTCTAGCATACTTAGTGCTTACAAAATGCAAGTTCCATGCTTCGGTATGTTTAGGTTCATTGGCTAACCACTTAGACATATCTGGGACGAATCGCTTAACTATGTAAGATAAGCATTTATCATATGACTTGTTTTCTTCTATGGTCGAATCAAAATGTGCAACAGACTTGCTGGCCCCTAAGATGCTACATAAAAATCTTCCAGCGGCACCTTGAGGATACGATATTAGAAAAAAGTTATTAGTCATTTATCCTTTATCCTTAAATATCTTCATGTTAGGTAAGTAAGGATATTCATCCTGTGTCCATATCTTAGATGCTCTGTTCTTAGCATCTTTTAATTTCATAAGTCCTTCTTCTGCTGTTTCTAATGTCATATAATAATGATAACCTAAGGTATCGATGTCCTGTTGCATCCATGGATCGAAAGGAACTCGACCATCATGGGACATTTTCTTTAATTGATCATAATCTTGTTTTGTGCTACAGAGTATAGCACCGCCTCGGCCTAAACTTAAATGCTTTTGAAACTGAAAACTTAGACACATTAAGGTTTTTGGAATATAACTATCTTGTTCCCATAATACCGCGGCATCGACAATGTTGGTGTCTTTGAGATAATAATAACTGGACCAATCCTCATCATGCCAAGACCAGTCTATACCTAATTTTTCTAATGTCATTGGAATGCTTACATAGGTTCTACTAGGACATGCTGTCTGTGTAACACCTTTATATCTTAAAGATAGTTCAATGGCATGTGTGCAACAGTCAGTAGCCACAGCATAGGGACTGCCAAACCAATTGGCTATTTCGTTTTCAAAAAGTTGAACTGAGTTCAAGTTCCTATAAGTCCCTGTAAATTTCTAATAACATTTTAGGATCATAGTGATCACTTTCAATGTTAGTTAACTGGTTGTGTGGCATTACCTACACTCATAAAGTTTTTAACTGTTAGTGTCTTTATTTTAAACATATTTTAGTAAGTATTCTCCAAAGTCTTGGTGAGCTTGTTTACCAGGGTGTCCAGTGGGTCCAAAACGTTCAACATCTTTAGGAATATGTCCTCGCTCATGAGAAAAGTTGGCAAAAGAGAACTCCCATGGATCTATAATATTAATGTTTAGTTTAACATAGTCTAACAAACTTGCCAAGAAAGGACTTTGCCGATCTACTTCAGGATGCCCAGGAAAGCGTTCACAGTTAGAAAATATTAAAATATTAATATTGTTATTGGCGGCAAAACTATGTAACATTATCAAATCAGATATTAAATCAGTTATAGCACCTTCTTTACTGTAATGAATTAACCAATGTTTGAAATAATCTTTTACTTCGGCGTCAGCATATTCGTGTGCATTAGAATTAATTGGTTTATCCTGCCCTTTACTCCAATCCAACTCATTTATTTTTTGACTACCAATAGTATGAAAGTCACCGTCATTGTCAACAGCAGATAAGTGAGGTTGCCATAGTTCAGTTCGACTAAGAAATGTTAATCCAATTAACGCTGTTATTTTTTTATTAGTTTTTGTAAGTTCAATCAGTGAACGCAAACTACTTCGTATTATTCTTCGATTACAACTTCCGTTACGGCCATCGTTGTGTAATTCAGCAGATAATGATTCGGCAACTACTTCTGGATAAATTTTGTGTCCTTGCCCACTAGCACCAAAACTACATGAATTAGAATATAAGATCATAAATCTCTATAAATTTCTAATAACATTTTAGGATCGTAATGATCACTCTCAATGTTAGTTAACTGATTAGTAACAATGGTATCAACTGATTCAAACTTTAGTTGTCCAGGTTCAACATCTTGCGACATATCTACATTCTTAACTGGTATCAATGTAAGTTCACGAAGTCCGTATTTGCCTACAAACGTTTCACGTATGTAACTAGCTTCTTCATACGAAATATCAATGTCAATGTTTACTCTGGTATGCATACCTTTTAACAGTAGATCGTCGGGACTGTCAAGTACTTCGCTAAGTTTGTACACTCTATATCTAGGTTGATCAGGCCACGAATGAAACTCTGGCTTTTCTCCCCAAGTCAGTATAGTCATACCTCGGTCATCATCACCAGCATCAGCATAGTTGTGAGGAAAGCAATTACCAGTATAGATAATGTTTTTCTTTTGTTGTCTTTTGTGAAAGTGACCAGTGTATACTGTTTCTAATCCTTGAAAATCCTCACCACGTACCTCACCAGTCTCAGGCATTTGTACCATAGCATTCATAAAGAAGTGAGGAAGTTCTAAATGTCCAAACAGATAACGTCCTTCAAGCTTCTTACACTTTTTGTGATCGTCACCTACTAGCCAAGGAGCAAATTGTACGTCTCCTTCTTTGTAAAAGTCATTGATTATTTCAACGTTTGGAATATGTTTAGCCCATGACGCAGATTGAATATCACGCTTGTCTCTGTAGTATAAGTCGTGATTACCAGGAATAAAAAACACTCTGTCAAATGCTTCACCTAGTAATTCAATTGCTTGTAAGCTATAGTTTAAGGTAACAATATTAATTGCGGCACGGTTATTGTGCCAATCACCCATCATAATACAGGTTTCGCAATTTTCTTCTTTTGCTTTTTCAATAAACCATTTGACGAAATTCAAACAGTCTTCGTTGTGTAGTTGGCTATTTGACTTTAAACCAAAATGTATATCAGTCAGAATAGCGGCTTTTTTAAATAAATTACTCATAACCTTCCTTAGGAGTTATTATAATTACTTTGTTTCTGTTTCTGTTTCTTTTGCGGCTTTCTCTTGCAGTTTAGCATCAAGTTCACTGTTCTGTCTAGTGAAACTTGGATTCAATCCGTTCATTTCTAAAATGTCATCACGTATTGATTGGTTTTTCTTTTCAATATTAAGAATACGTGTAAACGAGTTAGTTATGGCCGCTGTATAATAAGCAAATGGATTTTGTGATTTAGCTTCATCAAACTGTAGACCAATTTGTGATAATTGAAGTAGCGCCTGTCCACGCATTTCTTCATTGTAAGTATAACCACGCCAGTTTGATCTAGTAGCATAACGCTCACACAGTTTAATAAACATGTGTGCTAACTTTGGAGTCATTGAGCCATGATCTTTTGAAAAATGTCCTGTTTCCAAATCACCTACCCAGTGACTTTTGCCTACTAGATAAGGTTTCATATTCTCATCAAGCATATAATGTTGAAATGGGGGGAAATTACATTTAGTATGTATTTGATCTGTTATACCATAATCCTCTTGTTCTCTAGCTTCTTCAATGTCGTCAAACATATCCTCTATCTTAGCACGTTTCTTTAACTGTGCTTTAGTTGGCTTCTTATCAACCATTGGAATATGTTCCCAAGTCATTAAACGAAACACTAAACTCTGATCATCAATCTCGCTAGGCTTCAATATTTCACCTGTTGCTCTTTTATGTCTAGCAATCCTGTCTGCTTTGGCTTCTTTAATCCTTGCTTTATTGATTTTACTAAGCTCGTAGACAATAGCATCTTGTTGATGTTGTGCGTCCTTGTCAAGGTATGTACAAAACGTTGCTTTAGATTTGTGTATCTCTTTAAGAATATCTCTATTGTTAAGATAGTTTACCTTACGACCTGTTTTAGGTTTTGCTACTGCTTTTGTAGTTTTTTCTGCCATTTATTATTTTCCTTGTTTGTTACAATTAATTATACAGCAAAGACGGCCCCTGTCAACCTTTTTTGGTTTAGCTATTATAGTGGGTTATTATTATTTCAATAAATAGTATTATAACAAGGAAAAAGATATGGCAGAAGATCCTAAAAATGTAGCAACCGACCCGTATAGTCCACTAGAACCACCAACTGTGGTTCCTACTATACTGACTGACAAACCAGAGAATGCGTTTGACTACGGGTTTGAAAATAATACTACAGAACAAGCTAACATAAGAGATAATGACAACTCTTCAGAGGATTGGAGATTTCGAGTACGTCTAGCTCCAGGTAGTCAAGTACTTTATAAAGCTGGAGACTCAGGCATATTGGATCCGTTAAAAGCAACAGACGGTGTAATATTTCCGTATACGCCGCAGGTCATAGTTAACTATCAAGCTGATTACAATAAAACAACACCAACACATTCTAACTATGCTCAATACTTTTATCAGTCAAGTCAGATCACTGACATACAGCTAACAGGAACATTTACAGCTCAGTCAACAAAAGAAGCAGACTATATGTTAGCCGCTATACACTTTTTTAAATCAGCAACTAAAATGTTTTATGGACAGGATACAAATAGAGGAACACCTCCGCCAATGGTATTTTTAGATGGATTTGGTGAAAATCAGTTCAATGACCATCCTTGTGTAATTCAACAGTTTAACTATGTTTTACCACCAGACGTTGACTATGTGCGTACCAGTGGTGTAGGAAATAATACAGTGAACCTAGACACTGATAGAGTGCAGAGAAACGGATATCAAAGTCCAATTGCAAGACTATTTCAGTTGTTTTCAGGCGGAGTAACTAAAGGTGCTGAAAATAGATATTATGGTAGTAATCAAGGAAACCTAGCTCAATCAGATTCAAGTTATGTTCCTACAAAAATAGAATTAACAATGACACTACATCCAATTGTTAGTCGTAAACGAGCAAGCCAAGAGTTCAGTGTTGCTGATTATGCACAAGGACAAGGCGTTAGAAGAGGATTCTGGTAATGGCAAAAGTAACATACGCATCAACATCACCATATTTTACTTCACAAGTTGAAGATAATTATCTTGGAACAATGAATAACAGATCAATTCCTAAACAGGCAGATGATCAGATGTTTACTGTAACAATTACATATCAACATCGACCTGATCTGTTAGCACAAGATCTATACGACGATGCCGGCCTATGGTGGGTGTTTGCTCAACGAAATCCAAATTCAATAGTGGACCCGATTTACGATTTTAAAGTTGGCACAAAAATATTCTTACCAAAGATTTCAACCCTTAAATCAGCATTAGGCTTCTAAGATGGCTGTAACATTAGCTCAAGTTACCCAATACGAAAATCAAGCATCTGATATTTTGAACACTGCCCTCAGTCGATCAGGAATTATCGATGTGTATGTTTCTACTATAGAAAAACAAAAAGTAGAAACAAAATTCAAACTAGAAGAAAACATCCTTAAGAGTCTTAATGCCGCCACAAGTTTTTTAAATCGTAGTGAAATTAGAAATGCCCAATCAGATTTAGTATATGGAACTAGAGTAACTGCCGCCGTAGCACAAGCACGCGAAGCTAAAGCAATTGCTCAAGCGGCCTTAGACACAATTAGATCAGTAATACCTAAAAGTGAACCAATCGAACCTGACGCTACCAACAGAGCTGACAGTGTTGGGCAGATTGTTTCAGAAGACAAGGCAGGTAGAGAACCAGGTGCTACAACACAAACTCCAGAAACAAATTCACTGACACCAAATCCGGGAACCAATGCTAATCAAACAGAAACTAGTGTAGATGCTGGTGTAGGTGTAGCCAGTGACGATGTAGGTGGAACAGCTGAAGATCTAAGTCTTAGTACAAATACTCCAGGAGGCACAAGTGGGCAAAATGATGTCAAGTATCCAAGTGAGTTTGAACAAAACATTAAAACCACAGTAAATTCACTAAGCGGAATGTCAACATATACCTATCAACTAAGCATATACCTAATGACTCCAGAACAGTTTACAGCTATGTCAAGAAGTGAAATAAAGTCAGTGGCCGGATTAAGTTTGTTAATGCAAAGTGGCGGACAAATAGCCAATGGTCAGTCTGACCTTAATGGAGCAACAAGAAATAAACACTTTGATCTAGACTACTTTATAGAAGACTTGGAAATGGAAAGTCTAATGCCTAGATCAGTTCGAGGTGCAACTAACCAAACAAGATTAAACTTTAAAATTATTGAACCCTATGGTTTTACATTTATAGAAAGATTAAAAGCGGCTGTTAAAGATTTCTTTGGCACTACGGATTTTGTAAAACAACACTATCTAATGACTATTAAATTTAAGGGCTATGATGAAGAAGGTAACGAAGTAACTTCAAAATCATCAACAGATTCTGTAACAATTGATAACAATAGGTCTGACGCATCTAGTATAAACGAAAAGTTTATCCCTTTTAAGTTTGCTAACATTGTTACAAAAGCAAGTACTGGTGCTGTTGAATATGTATGTGAAGCACTGCCAGTTAACCACTTCGAAGCACTCAGTCAAAAACGTGCAACCATACCATTTCAACTTGAAATTAAAGGTCAAACACTAGATGATTTGTTTAACGGTAAAAGTGATCTTAGAGATACTCGAACAAGTAAACGAGTAATTAGTAGTGGGTTAGTTGATGCACTAAACAAGCAACAGCAAGAGTACGTAGCAAAAGGAGCCATAGCAGTAGCAGACAAATATAAAATTACCTTTGCTGGCGGAAATATTGCACAACAAAAAGTAATGCCCCCTGGCGATATTGCAAAGTCGAGAACAGCCAGTGTAGATCCAAATTTACCATCCCATCTGCTTACCAATGTAGGACAAGTAGAAAAAGAAACATTTACAGTATCAGTAAGTGCAGGACAACAGCTACAACAGAGTGTAGATGGAATTCTGAAGACTAGTCAATATATTACTGGACAACAAAAAGTATTTTATGATTCAGTTAAGCGTGCTTGGCTTAAAAAAGACGGCGGCAAAGTTTTAGCTTGGTATAAGATTACTACAAAAGTTGAACCTATTGCTTATGATAAGATTAGAAAAGATTACGCTTATCTAATAGAACTTGTTATTACTCCTCAACAGGTTACTGACGTAAAAAGTACAGCGTTTCCAAAAGATAGATTTAGAGGTGTACATAAGAAATTTAATTACTGGTTTACTGGAGAAAATACAGAAGTAATAGACTATGAAGTTGAATTTAATGCTTTATTTTATACTTCATTGAGTGCTAAATTTGCCAACGAAGCAACTGAACAAGCCAAGCTTGAACAGTTAGAAAACTTAGCACCTGGCGCAGTTGGACCATCAGATCAAAGTGGGCAAAACGGAGCAGGACAATCAGCTGATGAAGCGGCCAGAGCGGCTAGTGTATTATATTCTCCTGTTGACTTTGCTAAAATGGAAATGGAAGTTTTAGGTGATCCAGATTTTATTCAGCAAGGAGATATATTTTATCGAGCAGGCAATAATTTTGGTGCTTTCTTGCAGGATGGATCAATTAATTACGACAGTCAAGAAGTGTTTGTTGAAGTTAACTATAATACCATTGAAGATTATAATGAAGAAACCGGAGAAGCTACTCCTAAAGACATACAACTTAAAAGTGTTGATCAATATGTAAGAACAGGTACAAAAGGATTAATTTATCAAATTATTGCTGTTAAAAATAAATTTATTAAAGGACAATTTACTCAAACTCTAGAAGGACTTATGGTTGAATTTCCAGACAATACAAATGTTGACGTAGGAAACCCAACGTTATCACCACCAACTGTAACAACAGCATCAAACTCTGGACCAAAATTAGATTTACCTTTTCCTGATTTTAATAATAATCGGCCAGAGGAAAATAGTTTAGGTGGCGGTGCTACTTTATTATCAGGCAGAGATGACTAAGATTAAATAGACATATGGCAGAAAACATACAAAGAAATAGAGGTAGAGGCTCAGCATATAAATTTGACAAAGGTGGAGTTCCGTCAGAATTTGGTCCTTTCATTGGCATTATTAAATCTAGTGTTGATTCTACAAGAGCAGGCAGACTAAGAGTTTACATTGAAGCGTTTGGAGGTGAGAATCCAGATAATGAATCAAACTGGAGAACAGTTAATTATCTTCCACATTTTTACGGAGCAACTGAACATGCTGGCGGCAATGACGGTACTGGAAACTTTGTAGGCAATCGTCACACATACGGTATGTGGTTTACTCCGCCCGACATAGGAACTAGAGTATTTTGTTTCTTTGCAGATGGCGACCCAAACAAAGGTTACTATACTGGTTGTGTACCTGATGACGGACTAGGACATATGATCCCTGCTATAGCAGGTTCTACAAAATACGACAAAACATCGCCTGCCGCAGATACATTTTATAATAATTCTAGTTCAATACCTGTAACAGAAATAAATGGAGAAAATCCAGAGATATTCGAAGACAGTAGATTTTGGGATAGAGCAAAACCTATACATGCCTTACAAGCGTATTCAATCTTTCAACAAGGTCTTATTAATGATTCTATTAGAGGCCCTATATCATCAAGTAGTCAACGTGAAAGCCCTAGTGCGGTGTTTGGTGTGTCGACTCCTGGTACAGCAATATATGAAGGAGGATACAGTAAAGAAACTCTCAAAACTGCCATTGAATCTGGCGAAGTAACTTCAGATAAAATCAAAGTAATTGGCCGCAATGGCGGACATACTCTCGTTATGGATGACGGAGATCTTGAAGGTAATGATCAGCTAGTAAGAATTAGAACCAGTAAAGGACATCAAATCACTATGAGTGATGATGGTGACTGTTTTTACATAACACATGCCAATGGTCAATCATGGTTAGAGTTTGGAGCCCAAGGAACGGTAGATGTATTTTCTACAAACTCAGTTAACGTAAGAACACAAGGCACTATTAACTTACACGCTGATAAAGATATTAATATGTATGCTGGTAAAGATATTAATATGATGACTAAACAACAATTAAATTTAGAATCTCAACGTATTAATCTAAGAGCTGAAAGTGAATTAAAAGCATATAGTAAATTAAGAGTGAGTGTACGATCAGATCAGACTCTTGCTTTAGACGCAGGAAAAGTTGGAAGTTTTGATGGCGGAGATAATCTATCACTTACAGGTGGATGTCTTGCATTAAATTCAGGCGGTAGCATACCAGTAACACCTGTAACAGCAATTCCAAAAAATAAAGTAAATGACAGTACATTTGATCAAACTAAAGGATGGGAAAGCCAGCCTGGAGAGTTAGAAACCATTGCTACTAGAGTACCTACACATGAACCGTGGCCGTTTCATAACCTTGGTGTTGCAAACTCTGTAAGTTTTGGTGGGCAACAAGAAACGTCACTACCAACAGCAACGCAAACAGCATTCGATCAAGTATCAGGGTTTGTACCTGATGGCATTGCTCTTGAAGATTATACAGCAATGGAAAAAGCAACAAAGAGTATTGAAACATTAAACAGTGATCAAGTTACAGGTATTATGGGACAACTTGGTAAAGACACAGCACAACGATACAATGAATTTAGTGTTGATAAAGGGCTAGGACAGTTTGGTCTAAGTGCCGAACAATTAGAATCTGCAGGATATATAATGCCAGGCACAGTTGATAGATTTTTAAGTGACCCATCAAGTACTAGTACAGATAGTTTTGGAAATACCACAACACAACTTGAAAAAACTCTAGCAAGTTCAACAGTGTGGACAAACAAAAATGGAGCCACAGACTTAAATTCTTTCCTTAAAGATCCAGTGTTACAACAAGACGCAGTCCAAGATGTATATACTACAAACATCAGTCAACTTAGAGCAAATGGAGTAGTTAAAGGAACAGAATCTGCTGACGATCTAGGTGGACTACTAAACGCATCAGTTTTATATGGTGTAGATAATACTGTCAAATGGGCTAAAAATGAAGATCTCTCAACAGAAAACGCAAACGGTATTAAACAGTCAGTGAGAAATGGACAGTATGCTGTAGGTTTTGTAAATGAAAAGATTACACCTGATCTTAGTGGATTTGGTAGTCCAGGCGGATATGCAGGTACAACAGACAGAGCAGGCGTAGTAGAAGCAGGTAATGCCCTGATTAGTAACAATAAGATACCAAAACCTAAATATTAAGTCGATAAATAATAACATGGCAACCTACTACGGATATTCTACAATTGACAATAGCAAAAAGTTTAGACTAGTTGACTACGAACTAGTTAAACGTGATGTGCTGAATAGCCTTATGATTAAACAAGGTGAAAAATTAGGTAATCCAAGTTATGGAACTAATGTATGGGGCTTAATATTTGAACCTCAAACTGATTCAACTATGAAAGACTTAGAATATGAAATGCGTAGAACAGTAGAGCAAGATCCTAGAGTTAAAGTAGATGACTTACAGGTGTATCCACAACAAAATGGTGTGTTAGTAGAACTTTTTGTCACAGTATTACCAACAACAGAACAGCAAAGATTAAGCTTGTTCTTCGATCAAGAAACACAAAACGCAAACTTAGTATAATAATATACGCAGTTATCTAAAGTGATAAATACTAGATAACAACGAGATTACTATGGCTAAGACTACAAGACAAACAGCAATATTTGGAGCAGAGGATTGGAAAAGACTGTATAAGACTTTCCGTGAAGCTGACTTCCAAAGCTACGACTTTGAAACACTACGAAAAAGCTTCGTAGATTATCTAAGATTACATTACCCAGAAACATTTAATGACTATACTGAATCAAGTGAGTTTATAGCACTATTAGACCTGATGGCATTTATGGGTCAAGGGCTAGCATTTAGAAATGATCTAAATACCAGAGAAAACTTCATTGATACAGCAGAACGAAGAGATTCAGTTGTTAAATTAGGAAACTTGGTTGGATATAGTTCAAAGCGTAATGAATCAGCAACTGGATACTTAAAAGTATTAGGAGTATCAACGACTGAGTCTGTAACAGATGTCAACGGATTTAATCTGTCTGGAATAAGAATTAACTGGAATGATTCAACAAACCAAGATTGGTATGAACAAATGACTGCTGTAATAAACGCAACATTAACTGACAGTCAACGTTTTGGTCGCCCAGCAAATAGCCAAAGTATACTAGGTGCTACCACAGACGAATATCAACTAAATGTAGTTGAAGG